CAAGTACAGCCGCCCGGAACGCAACGTGGAACTGTACACCCGCATCCACCGGGAAGCAATGCCCGGAGGCAACGCCCGCTACACTGTGAGCGAGCAGGTTGACACGGTGCCCATCGGCGTGGAGTCCAGCTACCCGGAGCACCTGTGCCCGTGGCACGCACCCACTTGGTCCCTGATTCTCGGCGAGCACTACGGCCGGGGGTTGGTGGAGGACTTCGCTGGCGGATTCGCCAAGCTGTCCGACCTGAGCGAGGCCGCTACGTTGTACGGCATTGAAATGATGCGGGTCGTGCATCTGGTCGCGGCTGGGTCTGGCACTGACATCGACGACTTGGCCCGCGCGGAGCAGGGGCAGTACATCCGAGGCGATCAGCAGTCCGTGGCGGCTCACGAGAGCGGGGACGCTGCGAAGCTGCGGGAAGTCCGCGCAGAGATCGAGGCGGTATTCTCCCGGCTTGCCCGTGCGTTCATGTACCAAGCGAATACCCGGGACGCAGAGCGCGTCACGGCGTATGAGCTTCAGAGGGATGCGCAAGAAGCGGAGTTCGCACTAGGCGGTGCGTACTCTGCGCTCGCAGATGGGATTCAGATTCCCCTCGCAGCCGTGCTCATCACTGAGGAGTCCCCGGAGGCCCTTGAGGGGCTTGTTACAGGGGACTTGCGAACGCACATCATGGCAGGCATACCTGCGCTGGGCCGATCCTCGGACGTGCAGAACCTGCTGCTCGCAGTACAGGAGGCTGGCACCATCGTACCGGCACTCGCGCAGCTTGACCAGCGCTTCGATCCTCAGAAGCTCGTGGACCTCATCATGTCCGGGCGCAGCGTTGACGTTAAGGCGCTGCACCGCACCGAGCAGCAGATGCAGGAACTTGCAGCAGCCCAACAGCAGGCTGCACAGGGGCAACAGCAGATCGCCGAGGCGCAGGCAACCGCCGACCAAATGCAACAACTGTCTGACCTCGCGCAGTCGGGGCAGGTTTAAGGAGTGAACATGGCAGAACACGTACCCGCAGCAAACTTCAACCCGGTCCCCGCTCCGGCGGCTCCTCCGGCACCGGGCACACAACCTACGCAAGCCAGCGGAGGCAACCCGGTCCCCATCGTCCCCGGACAGCCCGCCCCGCAGGGCAGTCAGCCGCAGGCCCCGCAAGCGCCTGCACAGGAACCGCAGGGTGATCTGGCTGCTGCCATCGCTGCACTTACCGCCGCACTCGGTAACAAGGGGGACGGCGAGGACAAGGGCAGCGAAGTGCCGGCAGAGCCGCAGGTTGACACCAACGTCGGCGACCTGAATGACGTGGATGTGGGGGACCTCGACGACCCCCTCCTGCGCAGTATGGCCGTTGCCATCCGCTCTGGTGCTCCCGCCGACCTCGATATGAATCGAGTGCTGGCCCGGGCACTGGAGCGTGGCGACGCTACCCTGATCGACCGGGCGTACCTAGTCGAGAAGTGCGGCAAGGACGCTGCGCACCGCATCCAGATCGCCGAAGGCATCGTGGAGGCTGTGAATCGCAAATCCTCTGAGACTGCGAAGGCGGTGTACGCTGCTGCCGGTGGGCAGGAGCAGTGGAACGCATGCACCGCCGCCTTCAACAAGGCTGCGCCGGCTGCGCTCCGCACGGTCGTAATCCAGATGATGAATTCCGGCAATTCCGATCAAGTCGGGGCAGCGAGTCAACTCGTTGTCGAGTTCGCAAAGGGCCAAGGGTTTGTCCCGAACTCAGCCGGTCGTACCGACCTGACCAGTCATGTGGGCGCGCAGCAGGCGCTGTCCAAAGGTGAGTTCCAAGCGGAACTCCGCAAGCTCGACCCGAACGCTCGGGACTATCAGGAGCAACGCGGCTCGCTGTTCAAGCGCCGCGAACTCGGGAAGAATCTCGGGAAGTAACAACAACGCCGACGACGCCTCTGACGCAAGCGCACCACGTCGGCTACTTACACCACGTATAGGAAACCAGAAATGGCCGCAACTCCCTACTCTGCTGCAAACACCCGCCCGCATTGGGCAGGCACGGATGCCGATCTCGACATCCACCTCGAAGCCTACGAGGGCGACATCGAAGGCTCGTTCCGAGTCGAATCGCTGTTCCGCGCCTCGGGCCTGACGAACTTCCGTTCCGTCCAAGACAAGTCGAACACGTGGCGAGGTGATCGTCTGGGTGGCGTGTCCGTTAAGGGCCGTCGCTCTAACGAGGGCCTTGACAACCAGCGTCAGGTGAACGAGAAGTTCCTCATCACCGTGGACACCACCTCGTACATCCGCACGTCTGTGGATTACCAAGACGACTGGACCGCACCGTCGTTCCAAGCCGAGATGTCGGCAGAACACGGCATCGCGCACGCCAAGGCGTTCGACCAAGCGCACATCATCCAGCTTATCAAAGCGGGTGCATGGGTCGCCCCCGCCTCCCTGAAGGCGACCGGCGCGTTCAACGACGGCCTGAACGCTGAACTCACCGGCTTCACTGCTGAGACCGATGTGTTCGCCAAGGCTGACATGATCGTCGCGAAGCACAAGGACTTCCTCGCGGAGTTCGTGAAGCGTGACCTCGGCGGCTCTCTGTCGGAGTTCCAGTCGCTCATCAACCCGGACTGGTTCAACGTTCTGCTGGAGCATAACAAGCTGATGAACGTGGACTACTCGTCCGTCGCCACCGGTCAGAACGACTTCGCGATGCGTCGCGTCGCGTGGCTGAATGGTACCCGCGTCGTCGAGACCCCGCGTTTCCCGACCGGCGCCATCGCCTCGCACTTCCTCGGCCCGGCGTTCAACGTGAGCGCCACCGAAGCCAAGACCGGCCTCGTCGTGTTCCACCCGCGTAAGACCCTCGTGACCGTCGAAGCCATGCCGATGACGACCACCATGTGGGACGACAAGCGTGACTTCACGAACGTCCTCGACTCGTACACCATGTACACCGTCGGTGTGCGTCGTGGCGATGCTGTCGGCGTTCTGCGCGCGGACTAAGCATCACTCCTTTGGGGAGCATCCTTCAGAATGCTCCCCTTTTTGCGTTTTGGAGGCCCTGTGAAACTTCTCGATGCAGTCAATCAAATCCTCCCCAAGCTCGGCGAGCATCCTGTCACTGGGCTGTCGATCAAACACCCGACGCTTGGGATTATCCTCCCGCAAGTGGAGGCAACGGCAAAGACGTTGCTGATACGCGGTTGGTGGTTCAACCAGTTCAAATACGAAGCACTTCCCGACTCTGAGGGTCATGTAGCCCTTGGTGGGGACGTGTTGTCGTTCATCCCGGATTGTCACCCAGCGGTCTTGCGTGACGGTATGCTGTACAACTCTGACACGCGATCCTACGTGTGGCCTGTTGGGGAGGCGATCCCCGGCACAATCACGGAGTCTGTGCCGTTCGAATCCCTGCCGGAGTCGGCAGCGGAAGCAGTGTGGTACGGTGCCCTAGTAACTGCGTACGTGCAGGATATTGGGATGACTCAGGAAGTCCAGATGTGGACGGCCATGGCCCAAGCCGCAGACGGGGCGCTGCTCGCAGAGCACCTTCGCCACCGCAAGTACAGCACCCGCAAGTCTCAGCGCTTCCAGCGCATCCGTAACGCCATGCGAGGTAGTTAACCATGAGCACAGCCGCAGAGCGGAGTTACCCGGCACTCTTGCAAGGTGTGTCCCAGCAGATTGCACGGGACCGCTTGCCGGGACAAGTACAAGCGCAAGAGAACATGTTGGCCGACCTTGTTACCGGACTGCGGCGTCGGCCCGGTGCCCGCTACGAGTTCGATCTGGCCGTCCCCGGGGCCAACACGGACACGATCCGAGCGTGGTACACGGACATCGCAGGGGAGACGGTACACGTCATCCTCGACACCTCGGACGGTAAGGTGCGCCTACTCGATGGCGCGTACTCCCTGTTGGACACTCTCGACGCTGGGGCATACCTCACGGTGTCTGATAAGTCAAAGATTCGTGCCACCACAGTAGGGGACGAGTTCTTTCTCCTGAACACAGAACAAGCCCCGACACTCGGGACTCCTACTGCTTCGATGGACCCAAACAAGCGCGGGGCGTTCTACGTCGTTGCAGGTGCGTTCAGTAAAGAGTACAGTGTCACCATCACAACGAGTCTCAGCACGTTCACGGCGAGCTACACCACGCCGAACGGGACTGGGGTTGGGGACGCCGCGCTTGCAACCCCCGCGTACATCGCCGGGCAGTTGAAGACGCAGATCGCCGGTGCCGCAGCGGCTTTGGGCATTGCGGTGTACATCGAGACCGCGTATGTGTACGTCGAGAGCCTTGGCACGGCAACCTCCGTCACTGTGAACTCCAGTTCCGGGACGGCGTACTTGATCCCCAGCAAGGACTCGTACTTCACTCAGCAGGGCAATCTGCCTGCCGTGCTGCCGACTCAGGCAGACGGTTACATCGTGCGAGTCGGCGATGTACGAACGCCGCAGTACTACCAGTACGACTCAACCACTACCGCGTGGCTGGAGTCTGGTGTGTTCGGGTCTCCTCCTAGTATTGAGAACATGCCCGTGGCCATCACTAAAGTATCCGGGGTGTGGACGCTGGTTGGCGGGTCGTACGAGGGGAGATTCGCGGGGGACGATACAAGTAATCCCACGCACCGGTTCGCCACTATGGGGATCACCGGTATGGGCACCTTCCAAGGACGGCTGGTGCTTCTGTCCGGCCCGCTGTGCAGCATGAGCGCCGCCGGCAAGCCCCGCAGGTTCTACCGTAGCACAGTGACCTCGGTGCTTGAGGGCGATCCAATCGAG